GGCCGCGATATCGGCAGCTTTGGTTCGGCCGGATCGACACGCGAGACCAGTTGCGGCAACTCCAGCAGCGGTACAAAGTCGCCGACGCCTGCGTCGCGCAGGACCGCGGCTACCGCCCGGCCGACGTGGACCGCGACTGCGCCGAGTTCGGCTGGCGCTCGATGCGCGGCTATGGGCGGCGCACTTGGACGATGCGGGACGAGGCCAGCGGCCAGATGATCAACTTCCCGTTCTCGGACCCGCAGGTCAGTGACTACCGCGGCGGGGACGTTTACTTTTACAACTGGAGCGGCGACTACTTCAAAGACCTTCTGGCCGCCGCGCTCGAGGGCAAGGGTGACTTGCGCTGGGAGATGCCGTCGGACGTAAACCCGCTTTACCTCGAGCACCTCAAGGGCGAGTCCAAGGTCGAGGTCCGCACGGGCGTCTGGGAGTGGCGCGAGGTCAGGAGCAACGCGCCGAACCACGGCCTCGATACGTCAGCGATGCTTCTTTGTATGGCGACGATTGCTGGCGTGATCCGGTACGCGCCGCCGAAGACGTAGCAGGGCGGGCCGTCAAAACGCACTTTGACGGGGGCCGCTTCTTTATGGCGGCTGACAATCCGTTTCTCGACGTCGATGCGGCGACCCTTGGCGTGCTCAAGACCAAGGTGCTTGACGCGATCCAAGCCTGCCTGCTCAACACGTCGTACTCGCTCAACGGCAAGTCGGTCACGCGCGCCGATCTTAACACGCTCAACCGGATGCTAGGCGATATCGTGGACGCGATCGAGTATCAGAACGGCAACACGACGGACACGACTTTTGTCAGCTTCACCGGCAACTAAGATGCACACCTTCGACCCGGCCAAAGTTATCGCGCAGCGTCCGTGGTTCGAGCGCGCGCTCGAGGTCGTCGCTCCCGGCACCGCGCTGCGTCGGATGCAGGCGCGGGTCGAGGCCGCGCTGTTCTCCTACAACGCCGCGCAGACGAACCGGCTTTACGCGCCGATGCAGTACGGCCAGCCGAGCGAGTCCTCGCAGACGGTGCGGGAGCGGGTCGTGATGATGTGGGAAAGTCGTAACCTCGTGGAGAATTGCCCCGAGGTTAAGGAGATCAGCCGCAAGTTCGGCAACTACCTCACGCCGACCGAGTACTCGCCGAGCACGGGCGACCGCGATTACAACCGGCTCGTCAGCGAGTACTTCCACGACTGGTGCAAGGGCGCCGACGCGACCGGCCGCAACTCGTTCCGCAAGCTGGTGCAGGTGGCCGCGGAGAACCGGCCGGTCGACGGCGACTGCGGCTTCGTGATTCGCCGCGTGGGCGAGGGGCTCAAGGTGCAGCTGATTCCGGCGACCCGCATCGGCAATCCCAACGACCAAGGCGGCAACTCCGAGAACTACTTCGAGGGCGTGATCGTCGATGACTTCGGTGTGCCTGTCGCCTACCGGATCTACCGCGTGACGCGCGAAGGCGTTTACTTCGGAGCCGAGGACGTTCCGGCGGGCAACTTCTGCCACTACTTCGACCCGTTCCGCGTCGACCAGTACCGCGGCGTTACCGACTTCCACGCAGCGATTCAGACGGCGCGGATGCTGCACGAAATCCTGCAAGCCGAGAAGGCGGGCGTGCGGTTCGCCTCGCAGCAGGCGGCGCTTGTCTTCACCGACCGCGGCACGGCGAACGCGCGCAACCTGTTCACGCCGACGCCGAGCGCGACGCTGCCGAACGGACAGCAGCCGAAGAACGAGTTGAGCGAGGTCGGGATGATCAAGTACCTCGGCCAAGCGGACCGCGTGGAGACGATGCCCGCGCGCCCGAGCACGGCCTTCACGGGCTTCGTCGAGCATCTGATGCACGAGCTCGCGATTGCCGTCGGCATCCCGCAGGGCGTGCTTTTCGGTACGCAGAACTACAAGGGACCGAGCGTGCGCGCAGAGTTTGCCGCGGCGGATCGCGTATTCGCCCGCCATCAGGGCGTGCTCACCGACAAGGTGCTCGACCCGATCAAGAACGCGGTGATCCTCGACGGCATCGCCCGCGGCGAGATCCCGGCGCCTGCGACGCAGGACGGCGAGACTCCGGTGCAGGCGCTCAAGCGCGCGACCCGCGGCGAGTGGCGCTTCCCGCCCAAGCTCTCAATCGATGTTGGCCGCGACTCCGCGGCGAACTTGAACGAAAATCGGCAGGGCGCGAAGTCCTTGCAGGAGATCGCGGCCGAGCAGGGCACCGACGCCTTCACGCGCCTCGAGCAGATCGCGGCGGAAGCCGCGTACGTGGGCGAGCTCGCGGAGAAGTACGGCATCCCCGAGACCTCGATCCGCCTCGTCACCAATTCGCTGCCTTCGACTCCGGCTGCTGCCGCTGCCGCTGGTGAGATGGTCGGGGAATCCTCGGCCGATGCACAGGCCGCTTCGAGTGGGACGCCCGAGGACTCGGAACCCGACCAGCCCGCGACGCCTTCGGAGCTCGCGCGCTTTGCCGCCATCGACTTGACGCCTACCGACGCGATGGCCGCGGAGGCGCGCCGCGGGCTGGAGTGGCGCGACAAGCACAACCGCGGCGGCACGGCCGTGGGCGTTGCTCGCGCTCGCGACATCAGCAACAAGAAGTCGCTATCGCCCGACACCGTGCGCCGTATGGTCTCGTACTTCGCGCGGCACGAGGTGGACAAGCAGGGGACCGGATTCTCGCCGGGCGAAGACGGCTACCCGTCCGCGGGTCGGATCGCGTGGGCGCTCTGGGGCGGCGACGCCGGGCAAAGCTGGGCAAAGGCCAAGGCCGCGCAGATGGAGCGCGAGGAGTTGAGCCGCCCGGCGACCGTGCGCGAGGCGCTCGAGGTCGGGCGCAATCGCGCGAAGAAGCCGCTCGAGAAGCTGGCCGAGAAGGCGAGCAAGCTATCCGCAGTCCGCGAGAAGCTGGGCCAGAACGCGAGATCAGAGGCGCAGATCGAGCAGGCGCTCAAGCGCATCGGGTTTGAGCCGAAGCCGGCCGCGCCCGTGCCTGCGCCCGCGCCCGTCGTCTCGCTCTCGGACGCCCGCAAGATGCTATCTGAGCGGACCGACTCCGAGGATAAGCTGTCCTCGCTCCTTGCTAGCGTCGCGGATCGTCGCGCGAAGATCAACGCCTCCCGCAAATCCTGACTATGCACAGCGTCCTCGACGCCATCATCGCGAGCAACGAGCAACTCGGCAAACGCGCGGAGCAATTCGCGCAGCTGCTGGTTGAGCACGACAAGACGCTCGACGAGTTGCTCGAGCGCATCGGCAAAACGGTGCCCGAGATCCGAAAGGAGCTTGACGCGCGACTGGTCGATGCAGTGCCGGGCCTCGTCAGCGACGCATACGCAAAGTACAACGAAGACCTCGAGGCGCGCTGCCGGGCGGCGCTCTCCGAATCTCAGACGAAGCTTGAGGCAGTCCGCGCGGAGATTGTCGCGCTGGCGTCGCAGCATTTCACCGAAGCCGAGAAGCAGATCGGCGTCACGGCCGAGCAGATCGAATCGCGCATCCTCGGCGCGCTGACTGGCGCCGCCGCCGAGCGCATCGAGAAGCTCGAGCGAGGACTCGTCATCGAGATTCAGCACGCGGTCAACGCGGCGCTGCCGAAGCAGGAGTTCGCCGCGGCGCCGGGCTTCATCGACTCGTACCGTGGGCAATGGCGCGAGGGGATGGTCGCGCAGCGCGGCGACTTGTTCTCGTGGTACGGCTCCACGTATCTCGCGCTCGAGGACACCAACGACACGCCGGGACGGCGCAACGTCGGACGCGAGGGCGCGAAGTGGGCGGTGATCGCGGCGCGTGGTGCAGGTGGCGGAGGCGGAGGCGGCGGAGACTCGCTGCCTTCCCAGACCGGCAACGCGGGCAAGTTCCTTAAAACCGACGGCACGTCGGCGCTCTGGGAATCGATCCCCGGCGGCGGCGATATGCTCGGCGCGAACAACCTGACCGACGTCGCGTCCGTCACGGCAGCCTTCGCGAACATCAAGCAGGCCGCGACGACGACGGCCTCGGGCGTGGTGACCTTCGCGACCTCGGGCGAAAGCGCCGCGCTGAAGGCCGTGCAGGCCAACGACGCGCGCCTGTCCGACTCGCGCACGCCGACCGCGCACGCCTCGACGCACGAGAGCGGAGGCAGCGACCCAATCGACTTCCCGGTTGATTCGGTCTTCGGCGCGACGAACACGATCACGCAGGTCGATTACCTCGCGCTGAACGTCTCGAGCACGGTCGCCGTCACGACGGCTAAGGCGGTCTGGAACGCGACCGAGTCCACGCTCGAGCTCGGGTTTAATTCCTCGACCTCGACGATGGTCGGGATGGATCTGCACGCGCTGGTCTACAACCAGAGCGGCTCGCCATTCTCCAAGGGCCAAGTGGTCAAGGCTGACGGCTCGAGCGGGACGCGGCTAAAGGTTTCGCTCGCGCTCGCGACCAGCGACGCCAACTCCGCGCAGACGCTTGGCGTCTGCTCGCAGACCATCAGCAACAACGGCAGCGGCGTGATCATCACGCAGGGCGTGCTGCGCGGCATCGACACCAACGCCTTCAACGAGGGCGACACGTTGTACCTCTCCGCGACCACGCCGGGCGCGCTGACCAACACGCGGCCGACCGCGCCGCTCCACGGCGTCCGCATCGGCTACGTGGTCAAGAAGGCGGGCGTCGCGGATGGCATCATCTTCGTCGACGTGCAGAACGGGCTCGAGCTCGAGGAGCTCCACGACGTCGCGATCACTGCCGTCCAGAATAACGACATCATCGCCTACAACGCCTCGACGACCGTCTGGCGCAATCGGCAGCTGTTCGACTCGACGGCGCCCGCGGCGCTTGCGGCCTCGGCGACGGCGGGCGTCTCGGTCACCGCGGCGCGCGTCGATCACGTCCACGCCCGGCCGACGTTCGACGAGCTGACCATCAGCGGCGAGGCGCAAGGCGACATCTTGTACCGTTCCGCGACCTCGTGGGCTCGCCTGCCTGCGGCGACCGCGGGCTACATCCTCCAGACCAACGGCTCCGGCGCGAACCCAAGCTGGGCGCAGAACACGGGCGGAAGCGGCGCGCCGACGGATGCCGAGTACATCGTCGGATCTGCCAATGGCTCGTTGAGCAACGAGCGCGTGCTCGGCAACTCAACGTCGATCACGGCCAACTTCGCGACCGGCGGGCAGGTCACGCTCGAGCGCGCCGCGCTGACGGGCGACGTCACGGCATCGCAGAACAGCAACTCGACGACCATCGCGAACGATGCCGTCAGCAACGCGAAGCTGGCCAACGTCGCTACCTCGACGATCAAGGGCCGCGTGACCGCGGGCACGGGCGATCCCGAGGATCTGACCGGCACGCAGGCGACGACGCTGCTTGATACGTTCACCGATTCGCTGAAGGGTCTTGCGCCCGCGAGCGGCGGCGGGACGACCAACTACCTCCGCGCGGACGGAACGTGGGCGCAGCCTCCCGGCACCGGAGGAGGCGGCGCTCCGACCGATGCGGACTATCTGGTCAAGACCGCTAACGGCTCGCTGTCCGCGGAGCGCGTTGTGACCGACTCGACCTCGATCACGGTTAACTGGGCGACGGCCGGTCAAGTCAGCTGGGAGCGGGCGGCGCTCACGGGCGACGTGACCGCGTCGCAGAACTCGAACTCGACCACGATAGCGAACGACGCTGTTACCAACTCTAAGCTCGCGAATATGACCGCGAGCACGATCAAGGCGCGCGTCACGGCCTCGACCGGCGATCCTGAGGACGCGAGCCTGACGCAAGTCCTCGATCTCGTCGGCTCGGTCACGTACGGCGACATCTTGTACCGCGACTCGACTTCGTGGGCGCGATTACCGGCGGGCACGTCTGGGCATTATCTCAAGACGCAGGGCGCAGGCGCGGCTCCGACGTGGTCCGCGGTCAGCGGAGGTGGCGGCGGATCGACAAACCTCTGGATTGCGGCGTCACAATGGATCCCGCGCACGACCACGGGCGTCGGCGTGGACTCGACCGAGACGACGACCAATCGCCAGAACTTCGACCAGCTGCTGTTCGACGCTGCAACCGATGAGTTCGCGCAGGCGCTCGTCGTGATGCCGAGCAACTACAACGCGGGCCAAGTCACCGCGCGCTTTTACTGGACCGCAACGACCGGCTCCGGCGCCGTGGTCTGGGGGTTGCAGGGTCTCGCCTACTCGGACGACGACGCGCTCGATACTGCGACCGGCACGGCGCAGACTGTGACCGACACGCTGCTCGCCGCGAACGATATGATGATCTCCGGCGCAACCTCCTCGGTCACCATCGGCGGGACGCCCGGCGCGAACAAGGCGGTTCAGTTCCAGATCTACCGCGACGCCGACGCGGGCGGCGACACCCTCGCCGTGGACGCCCGCCTCCTTGGCGTCGAAATCTCCTACACGTCGAGCTGATGAGGGCGCGGCAGAGACATCTGAACGCTAGGCACGCCGGGGCGATGTTCGTCCTAGATGCCCGATTCATTGACCAGTCGGACAATACTGCCGTCAGCACTTGGGCGGATCGCAGCGGAAATGGCTACGACGTATCGCAGGCCACAAGCGCCAATCAACCAACTCTTCAGACACAAGAACAAGGTGGCAGTTCTATTGTTAGATTCGACGGGTCTAATGATTTTCTTCAACGATCAGACACCGGATTTCCAACGGGCGATTTGACCATTGTCGGTTGCCATAAGCAAAATACCACCCTGTCTAATTTTACGGGGGCTATGGTTTTCCATTATGGTGCCGCTAGCATAGGTTCAGCAGTTTTTTACTTTTATCGCACGGATGCAAATATGCCGAATAGCTCATTCGGTATCTCTCAATATGGTGATGCAGTTGGAATTCAAAATTCAACTGGGTCGTTCATTGTTGGAAGCATTTACCGGTCTGGCACAAGTTATTATGTCCGTCGAAACGGGGGAAGTGCGGCAACAAAAACGATGACAACTAATACTTCGCTTTACGGAACAAATGGGTTTCGAGTTGGGCAAGGAAACCCCGGAGTCGCAGGAAGTTTTCTAAATGGAGACATAGGGTCAGTTATTGTTTTTGCTTCAAATTTAAGCGACAGTCTGCGGCGTAGATTCGAGCTGCAATTTGGATTAACTTGGAAAATCGCCTGCTCGTAATGACCACTTACCTCACCCTCGACTGCGCGCTCCGCGCTGAAACCGACCCCACCGCCATCGCCAACTTGGAGCGCAAGGGCTGGGTCGTCACCGTCCCGCCGAGCTACGACCCG